TGGATTTACTACTGCCATTTTATTATTGTTTTATTTTATTATACATATTATGTTTTATACTTTTTATGATGGGAAAGTTGCTCCAGTTGGTAAAATGTTGAAATCTAAGTAAATAAATTCAGCTGTTTTAGTTGGTTGGATATAAATCGCACCTACCATTTGGTTTCTATCAACTACATCTGGCCCATTATTAGCAGAATCCATTTGTACTTTAAAAGCATATAAACCTTGTCTTTGTTGTACTGATTCTAAGTATGGATTAACTTGCGACAAGAAATTATTTCTTGTAGCTGCTGTATTCTGTTCAAATACTAAATTATCAGCAATTTGTACAATGAAGGATTTTAATGCAATTAATAATCTTCTAACATTTATTCTATCTAAAGCTGATGCTTGAGATTGTAATGTTTTCTGACCAAATACTACAACTCCTTTTCCAGGGAATGTAGCTATTGGATTAACTTTTCCTGTATATAAATCATCTCTATTAGTTTGTGTTAATTTTCTTTGTGCCTGTACTACCGTACTTAAGCCACCTCTATTAATACCAGCGGGAGCGAACCAAGCTTCACTTGTTCGGTCATTAAACGCGTATACACCCGGAATCATCGCTGATGGTACCGTCCATACTAACTGTCTTGAATCTGGATCCATTATTTGTACCCAAGGCCAATAAGCTGCGGCATATGAATTATCTAATGAAGCTGCTTGTGCTCTTGCTGTTGTAACTGTTCCACCTGCATAACTAACTAAATCTACAATTGCTATAGCATCTCCTCTTGTTTGAGTATTTTGTATTAAAACATTCATTGGAGTTGCCATCATTGAAGCTGCATAATATAAACCTGGAGATGTTATAATATTATATGAATAATCATCTTTATTTGCTAATAAATTAAATGCATCTGTATATGTTGCCATTTCTGTAGTAGTCATACCTTGCGTATTACCATCTCCTATTGAATCATAATATAATGCTCTATTATATGCTGGGAATCCTGTTTTGGAGAATAATTCTCCTTCTGCTCCACTAAATGATCCACTTCCTACATCTGGTAAATACGGGGCAAATGCTGTTTTAGCTTGACCATTATTATCAAAATAATTTGGTGTTTTAAATTGTACTTCTTTTACTCTTACATATCTTGAAGCATTTGGAAAAGATCCAACTGTACTAATAAATGGGTCTGATGTTCCAGCTCCATTAAATACTTTTGTTTGATTTCCTATTATTCTTTCAATATAATTAGATGCTTGTGAATCTAGTGATACATTAGGGAATATTTCAAGTACTCTTTTAGCTGTTGCTGTATCATTACCTTGTCTAATTACTACACTAAATGTTCCAGTTGCTACATCCGTAGCTTGTATTTCCCATCTAATATTATCTACCGTACCATTTGTTAATGTTCCATTTGTTCCTTCTGCTGTTCCACTATTCATTATAGTACCATCTGATAATGATTCTAATGTAAATGCTTCTGCATCTTTTATATCTGCATCTACTAATGTTACTTGTAAATTTGCAGAACCTATTGAAGGGGGTAATGTTGGAGTACCAATATTAGCTGCTGCTACTGATAGTATATTATTTAAGGCAACTGAATCAGCTCCATCTTGTGTATTTAACACAATTGAAGTTGGTTCAATTATTAAATTATTATTTGTATTTTGACTATTACCACCAGTTGTTGTTATTTGAAGTGCATTTGCTTCTGCTGCTCCTGAATTATCTAAATTTCCAGATGCTAAAGTAAATACTGTATTGCCTGTTAATGAAGCGACATCACCTGCTGTAATTGTAATAGTATTTCCTGCTTGGAATCCTGCTACAAATGTTGCTGCTGTTGGTGTTATACTTGTAATTGTTGTTATTATATTAGCATTTGCAAATGTAGCAGTTGCAGCTCCTCCAGTAGCACCACTATATCCAGAAATTGAATTAATTGAAGCTGCTGATAATGTAAGTATTGATGATGTCGTGTAACCTGTACCACCTGATACTAAATTAACGGCTGTTAATGAACCACCTGCTGTTGTTATTGTAACAACACCACCTGCTCCACCATTTGTTATTGTAGCACCTGCTGCTACTAAATCAGCTACATTTAAGTTTGTAGATGTAGTTGCTGCTGGTGTAATATTTGTTATTGCTGTTCCCGCAGTAGTAATTGTACTTGTACTAAATACTCCACTTTTAGCAAACGCTACTGTAAATGTAGCACCTGCTCCTTTTGAATCAGCTGTTCCATTAGCAACTTGATATGTATTTGCTACACCTGCTGTACCTTCAGTAATTGTTGCTGTACCAGCTGCTGTTGTTCCTCCTGTATTAACTAATGAAGGTGTTATTGCTGCTACTTTTAACATTCCTGATCCTAACGATCCTGCTCCAAGTGTTAATACGTCACCTGCTGCATATCCTGTTCCTGGAGTTGTTATTGTTAAAGAAGATAAATCTCCTCTTTGTGTTACACCTATTTGTGCACTAGTTACTACTGTTGCTTTAGCCCCAGCTCCGCTTCCTCCTCCAACAGTTACGTTTGTAAATGTTGAACTTACTTGACAAGTTACTGGATTAGTACCTTGATCAAATCTAAATGCTATTGAAGAAGCATCTGTATCGGCTGAAGTTTGTCCTGTATATAATTTCCCATTAGTTTGGCCTCTTACTACATCAAAAGTAGTACCTGTAGAAGCTACTCCATCTATAAGAACAGCAACTCCTGTGTAAGTTCCAGATTCACCACCTCTAGCAGTTGATGCTGCTGAGCCTGTGAAGTTATAAGGACTTACTTGTAATTTTGTACTTTCTACTTCATTTCTAATAGGATCAAGTGTAGTTGTTGACGGAGTCCATGACCCTGAAGCTACTCTGTTTACTATTAATGACGTACCACCATTATTAAAATAGTTGTATGCCGAAATTGAAGTAAAATATGTGTAAGTGTCTGATCCACTTATAAATGTACTACCAAAATTTGCTAAATACTCTGAGTAACTTGTTACTAGTTTAGGAATGTTTACACTACCTAAAACAGTTGGTCCAACTATACAAGCTCCTGCTTGTACTGGTTGTGAAGTTACTTGAGATTGATCATTTTCTCTTGCTAGTACCCCTGGGGAAATTAATGTTTCTGCCATTTTATGTTATTTTTATGATAAATATACTAAATTTTTTCAAAATTTTATTTACTTGGTAAAAATTCACCAGTATCTAAAGAAATGGTGCCTTGACCATACTTTTCTTCTAGTTCTTTAGCTAAAAGAGCTTCTTCTTGCTGTAAACCTTGTAAACTTAATTTTAATTGTTCTTTTTTTATTTGTATGTTATAATTTTGTATTTCTATAACTCCTGAAGTACTTGTAATATTCTCTAACCTATCTTTTAATTTTTGAATTTTACTAATTTCTTCTTTTTCTAAAACTTTACTTTTTTTAATCATTTGATTTTATTTTGTTATACATATTAGAAAATTTCTAATAATGTATTGTTTTTTACATTTTTATACTCCTATTACTGATGATACATTAGCTGATGCAACTGTAATTATATTAGAAATATTAGCTGATGCAACTGCATTAACGGCATTACCATAACCAGGTGCTACATAAGTAAATCTTAAAAAAGTCTTATTACTTGATTGGTTCCAATTTGTAAAAGCAGTTACATCAACTGCTAAGTTTAAATTGTTATAATCTGCAGCACTCATTAAAACTAATTTTAAAAACCCATCAGCTTTAGC